TGCAGCTTATTTAATATTCATAATTGCATTCTTTACACTCGTAAGTTATGATTTTATCTTTTGGCTGTCACTACTAGGAGGATTTATAGTTTATATAATATATTTAGGAATTAGATTTATATGCAAATAAAACCAGGAGTTCTAATAGGTCGTAAAGCGACTGACTATATAGCCGGAGAAGGATCGCCTCTAAAGCCAAGAGTTTTAGTAATTGATCGTGATTGGCGCAATTATCGACCAGAACACGAAATACAATTTATCAACGCAGGATTTCAAAACTCCTTTGAAACTTCTTATTGTACAGCATTCTCAGGAACAGATGTGATCGAAACGATATTTATGTATCATTTATCGCATAACAATTTTAAAAATGAAGATGTTAAGTGGTTGACTGATAATGGATACTTTACAAATGGATTTATTAATTTCTCAGAACGATTTACTGGGATACTAGCAGGACTAGGTGTAAATGGTGGATATCTTTATCAAATAGCAGAGAGTATGCGTAATAATGGTCTTGTACCAAACTCAATGCTTCCCAACCAAGTTGACTCATACGCAGAATATGTGGATCCTACTAAGATAACAGACGAAATGAAAGCTCTAGGCCAAGAGTTTAAGAGGAGATTCCCGATTAGCTACGAGCAAGTACCCAAGGACATCGCCGGAGAGCGACTACAATGCAGTCCCCTGCACTGTACGGTGAAATATGCTAATGTAGGACAAGATGAGATAATCGACCCACAGGGAGCCCACAATCACGCTGTAATGGAAAACTACAGAACGTCAGAATATGAGAATGAGAACGATTCCTACTATCAAGAAGAAAAGAAATACAAATTAGGTAACCCGGACAACTTTTTAGCTTATTATGTAAAAACAAACGATATGGTATTTAAAAAAGAAAAAAACAACACTTCAATTTACTTCATAAATGTAGAAAAGAAAACCAAAATAATGATTATTGATATGGCTACTTTAGAAGCATTTGGTGGAACATTTGAAGAAGTAGATAGTTTAGCTGAATACGCTGATTCAGGCACATTTGTATTCGTAGAAAGAATAATTAATTAAAACATATGATAATCCCAAGACTAAAAACAAAGTTCGGTGAAAACATAGGAGTAGAACTCTTTATAACATTTCCCGAGTTAGACGGAGGGTCCACATTTCTTAACACCGACTACGCCTCAGGTGTAGCTTCGTTTGCTGTGGATAATGGCTTAAAGTTCGCAGTCAGCGAATATCTTGTATTTGGAAACCCAAGTGCAGAAAAAACAGAGATAATTTTAAGTCACTCTAGTACCACACCGACAGCCACAACTCTCGTCACAGCTTCAAATTCAGCATTTGCTCACTCAAGAGGAGAAAAGATACAATTTATACCATATAATCAAGTAGAGATTTATAAGTCCACTGACGGAATAACTTATACTTTACTAACTACAATAGACATCAGAGTTGACTCGTCAGATACTTATTATAATGAAACGACTGGTGAATCAACATTTTATTACAAAGTAAGATTTAAAAATTCAACTACTTCAAAATACTCCTCATATTCAGATCCAATTCCAGCGACTGGCTTATTGGCTAACTCAGCAGGATCAGTTATCAATAAAGCTTTAATTCAATTAGGAGAAAGCATTGATAACGAGGTGATCACAAAAGAGTTTTTATTTGACGCACTAAACGAAGGGCGTAGAGAAATAGACGAGAATGTAGGAATTATAAGATGGTCGTTTAGAACGGCATTTGATTATGATGCAGGAAACGTGATCCCGGGAGTAAATAAACTAACCTTACCAACTAATTTAAGATACCCAAGTACTAACGAGAATATATTGGCACTGATGATAGGCAGGTCTAAGCAACCATTAGTTTATGTAGATAAACAAACACTCAATTCTTATTATGAAAGCGTAGCTCATACCACACTAAATGGCGCTTTAATAACAGCAGATACGTCCATTATATTAACTTCTTCTGGCGACTTTAATGAGTCAGGTTCAATAGATATAGCAGCCCAAGCAGTCGGAGAGGACATAGATGCTATAGCTTATACCGCTAACACAGAATCAACTAATACACTATCAGGTGTGACAGGAATAAGAGCAGCTGGACACGCAGACGGAACAGACGTATGGCAAGGAGCTTCATTTGGAATGCCTACATTTTATACAGTTGAAGATGGTGTAGCTATATTTAATTGTCCGTTCGATGACGATTTAGACGGAGAAAATATCTGGATGGATTATTATAAGAAAATAACTGACATTGACTCAGATACTGATACATTAGATGAACCATTTTATAGTATTTATATCCCTTGGATGAAATGGAAGATTAAAAGTAGAAAAGACTCAACATTAAAAAGCAAAGAAGATACAGATTACAATGACTGGAAACTAAAAAGCGAAAGTCAGGTTATTAAGTCGTATACAGGACAGTCGCTTCGTCTGAATATTGACGTTCCAACATAGATATACCTTGCTAAATATTTATATCTTTGTTATAATTAGATTATAATAATTAATATAAATATATGAAATTGAGAAAATGTATAGTTTGTGGGGAGGTAATAGTAAAAAAGAAAGAAAGGAGTAAAAAATCTTATGGTGTCAGTAAATATTGTTCAATAGAATGTTGTGGTATTGGTAAAATAGGTAAAAAAAGACCAAAAGAAGTAGGAATAAGTATAAGTTTGTCTAAAAAAGGTAAACCAAACGGATTATTAGGAAAAAACGACCACCGTTCTCTGATGAATGGAAGAAGAAATTGAGTGAAGCTAAAAAAGGTCGTGTTTCAAATATGAAAGGCAAAAAACATTCAGAAGAAACCAAAAGAAAGTTGAGTAATATTCTCAAAGGTAAATCTGGAAGAAATAAAGGAACTCATTGGAAGTTATCAGAGGAAACTAAAAAAAGATATAGTTTAGCAAAAAAAGGAGAAATACATAGCGAAGAGCATAATAGAAATGTTTCTAAAGCATTAAAAGGAAAATACACAAGAGAGAAAGCATCTGGTTGGCGAGGAGGAAAATCTTTTGAAAAATACGGGTTTGATTGGACAAAAAAATTAAAAGAAGAAATAAGGAAGAGAAATGACTATACTTGTCAAATGTGTGGAATTAAACAGGAAGATTTAGATGGAAGGAGGAAAAGATTGAGTGTTCATCATATTGACTATAATAAGAAAAATTGTAATAAAAATAATTTAATATCACTTTGTGATGTATGCCATCAATATACAAATTTTAATAGAAATTATTGGATTAAATATTTCAAAAAATTATGTCTATAAAATTAAGTTTAACGCCAATTCAAAATGGAATTATAAGAGCCACTTCAGTGGATGATATTTTAGTACCTGAAAATACTTGTCAATTAGCTCAAAACCTTAACTTTGACCGCATCGGAGCTATTCAATTAAGAGAAGGAATAACCAAAATAGGCGCTACAATAGAAGCAGACAAGACAGTTTTAGGAATGGCCAATTATATAAACAACGCTGGAACCAACTATAAACTATTAGCAAAGCTCGATACTAATGTGTATGCTTATAACGGAACTGCCTGGAGTTCTGTTAGATCAGGACTAACAGCCGGATCTAAGATGCGTACAACCAACTTCGTGGACTATACTTTTATGGTAAACGGAAATGGAAACGAAGTATGTGCTACTTATAATGGCACTTCTTTCGGGTCGACTAACGTGGCTGATTTACCAAAGGGAGATTTTATTGAGAATTACAGGTCTAGAATATGGGTGGCCGACTCGTCAAGCGACAAAGTTTATTACACAGACGTTGTAAATACTGACAACACGATCACAGGTGGTACTTCATTTATACAAATCAGTCCACAAGACGGTGAGAGCATTACAGCTATGAAAAGACACCCTAGAGCTCTCTTGGTGTTCAGACAAAACCATATTTACAGAATATTCAGCATTAACGCGACTGACCCGGACCCGTCTATAACTAGAGGAACATACAGTCAGGAAAGTGTAATTGAAGCTAAGAGTGGACTTTATTACCACCACTCATCAGGGTTTTACAAATTTAATTTCGATGGCGAACAATTAGAAATCTCCAAGCCTATTGACGACATTGTAAAAGCAATCCCACGTACTTATTGGGGAAGTATATCAGGTTGGGCTGACAGCGATCATCTATACTGGTCTATTGGTGATATTACTTTAGATGGGATCGTTTATAATAATATGGTGGTTCGCTTTACTATATCAACTCAGATATGGACTATTTACACTTATGCAACAGAGATAAGAAGTTTTGGTAAATACGACAACGGAACCACCTTGATAGACGTAATAGGAGATAACACAGGGATAGTTTATCAGTTAAACGAAGGCACAAGCGATAATGGAACTCCTATTTATTACGATCTACAATCACACTGGTTTTATTTTACACAAGTACGCTCAGAGTCTAAGTCTTTTACAGAAATAGGAATAAGTCACGAAAAC